CCATTTCTGAGGCTTCAGCAACAATGAGTGCCGCAACTGCGCGGCGAGCGGCATCAAATGCCACTTGGTCAAACTTGGCGGTGTCGGCATCTAAGGCTTTGACCGCATTGACGAGATCGTCTGCTTTCTTCACATTCCACTCCTCGGGTAGTTGGTCAATCGCATTGAGTGCGCGAGCGCGGCGAATGATGTGCTTCTTTACTGCGGCAGGGTTTTTAGCCCGACCAAACGCCTGAATAGCGTTTTTCAGATCAGAGACATTTGCGATTGGGTATGACCCATCGGGCATAGCCGCACCACGATCTGCGAGGCGCGCGCGCTCTTCATCTGAAACTTCTCTTTTAGCGATATCGCTAGGTAGTGGTGCTTTGTATTCGTGTAGCTCTTCTACCTGCACCAAGGAGGATTCTCCTTCAACGCTCTTTGCCATAATCAACTTGGCGTTAGGGTTGGCAGGGCGATCTACTAGGGAAACCTCAACGATCTGTCCATCAATGATTCGACCATTAGCAGCCTTATTGTCGCGTACTACGCGTGGAGCGCGGATTCCTATTGAGAAGCCTTTAAGAACTCCTGTTTCCACTTTCTTAACGCTAACGGGATCAACAACAAGAGCAGTAATGTAGTGACCATCGCTTTTCGATTCATACTCTTTGGCTACTCCTGCCGCAATATTGGAATGTTGTTCACGGATATTACCACCCGACTTGAACCACTCAGGCATAGCGGTATCTAGCCACGCCGCATCGCAGATTTGGCTATCAGAATCAATAGAGTCATCTGTTGCCTTTCCGTACACGGTCATAGTGCCGTCAGAGTGCTTATCTGCCTTGATGAGAGGCGCATACGCGTTAGTGAAGTCCATTGCCATAAGTGCTTTATCCTTTTTCTCTTGATCCTTAAGAATTCCTTTAACCCAAGACCATCCTGCATCGCCACCCCATAGAAGCCATGCGATATAACCTGCTGAATCTGTACCCCAACCTTCGCCCTTTTTATCTACTTCGTGCCGGGCAAAGTATGAGTTCATTCGCTTAATAGTATCTAACGAGAGAGAAGCGCCATTAGAAAGATCCCGCGCGCGAGCAACTCCTACTTCAGTACCGCCTCGATTGTATTTCTTGCGTAGCTCTAGACCGCGCTTAGCGTTTGAGCGTACCTCGGCGGGAGGTGTGAAACCATCAGCCATTTATTCTCCTAGAGGTTTGATGTGTCTGAAATGAAAGGTGCGATATCGCACATACAGTTTGGGTGAACCGGCGCATCTCCATTAGGCCAATCTTCGTCAATACCGATAGGGGAAGCATCAAGATTAACTTGGCACTCTTCGCAAGGATCGGCTACTAGCCACTCAACCATTTCAACACCGGAATCTCGGTATTGGGCAAGTTCGGCTTGAACCACCGCGTTGCTCATTTCTGTTTGCGCGATTGTTAAAGCCTGCTGAGGGTCGTTAATAACTTGATCCACCAAAATTGAGACCTGCTTAGGAGTAATACCTAACTCTAAGGCATTACCTAAGATAGTACCAATGCGATCTAACTTCGTGTTGCTAACCCCGTCAATAACAATATTTCGGGCATCAAGCAATCTCTGTAGGCCGCCTTCGGGTTTTATCAGAGCTGATGCGGCTTGGTTGCCGGGTTTCCAAGTATCCCAGTTCACTACACCAACACTTACAGGTTCAACTGCTTTTTTAAGACTGCGGTTAATCATTACCTTGCCTGCGGTTTTACCTAGTACCCAACCATCTGCATAGATAGGTGTAAGGGAAGCAACTAGCGCGGCCTTCTTAGGTATGACATGAATCCTTGTCCAGTTCCTAGCATCTTGGGTTGTAACTCCCGTATGCCCAAGATAACTAGCAAAGAACTCCTCGGTAATATCGTTGGCGTTAAAGGCGCTTCTAAATCCTTTACGGATCTGTGTAGCGTGTCTAGCAGATAGGCGCACTAGAGCGCCATGCCACTCCATTACAACCCCAAATAGCGTTCAGCGTACCAACGAGCGCCATCAAGGTCTCTAGCCTCGATGAATTTATTAAGAACCTCGGCGTAAGCGTGGTCTAGGTGTTCAAAGTTGAATGCCCGAGTTGGAGTTCCTCGGGTTACATAGCGAAGAAACTTCTTAACCTCTTGTTGGGCTGGTTCTGCCACAGGGGTTTGGGCAGGTGCTTCTTCTTGCTGACCAGTCTCATCTAGAGGAGTTCCTGCGGCAACCATTCCGTCAGGGCTAAAGAGGAATACTGATTGACCGGCAACGAGGAATGGCATATCGGCTTCTGGTGCATCAATGAGAGGCAAGCCAAGATCGGCTCGGCCTTCGTTTACGGTCATACCAGCAGAACGCTTGCGGATATCATCGCGCTTAGCGGCCTCTTCGGTGTTAGAACGCTCAGAAGGTGCTAGTCGGAACTCTAGCTCGCGTGGCATACCAAGCCAGCGATAGGAGAGATTAGAAATCTGTTGGGAGAGCCAGCGAGCAGTTGGGATTGTGCCAATCTGTTCTGCGGCTTCTGCTTCGCCCGCCTGATGACCTGAGCCACCAAGACCGCCCTTAGCAGAGAAGCCAATCTCGGTAGGAAGAACGCCAAAGTGACCTGTGATAGAAGTGATGAGGTAATCGTCTAGGCGATCAGAGAACTTCTCTTGGTAGCCTTCTTCAAACTTGAGAGTGGCGCCCGGCAAAAGGAAGCGCATACGGTTGCGTTGTTCTGTCTGCCCCGCTAGGTCATCGTTGAAGATATTTTCATAGGCGCGAATCTGCTCAGGGGTGAGGTTGGCTGACTCGGGTAGCTCTAGGAAGGTCTTAGGCATAACGCCATCGGTGAACTCGGCGCGTAGCCATTGCTGACGGCGTAGGTAGATATCAGCCATAGGTAGAGCGCGTTCGGTTGGAGAATATCCATAAACTGAATTAGCGCGGCGATTGCGTACTAGGTAGGCAAGTTCATCGCTAGAGAACTCTCCATCGGCGGCCTCGTCATCAATCGTTGCTGAGAACTCAGAGCGTGGGAATCCGTAAAGAATCTGTTGGAAAGCGGGGCCTACTGATGGATCAGGGCGCATACCGCGATCATCAATGAGTGGCTTGATAGTCGAGCCATCTAGAATCTGTAATCCTCGGATTTCCCCGCCTACTGTGGCTTCAGGCCAAATAGCGAGCGCATCGAGAACATCCATCTCCTCAATAGCCATTGAAAGCCAATCGGTAAAACCAAGGCCGTTAGCAGGGTCGGGAGTTTCCCAAAACTTACGCATACGCGCGATCTCGGGCGCGAACTTTTCTCGAGCATCTGCCATAGCTCGTAGGTGATTACCGCCAGACTCGGCGCTAATGCGCTCCGAAGCGGCATCGGTGAGAACGATATCCCACTCTAGCCCCGTAAGCTTGGCCTTCCTTACCTCAATGCAACGGCGCAGGATGTCAATTTGATCTGCGGCGGCTCGTAGTGTCTTAAATGGCACTAGGCGGTTTTCGCTGACATTGATGTTCTGTGCTACCAAATATTCAAAGCGGCGTGGATCGGGTCTGCCTGTATTTGGGTTAAGCGGATTGAGAGCGCCGGGGATTAAAGGCAAGCCCGGTGCAAAAGGTACATTGGCAAGAACTGGATTACGAGGCATTGGCGTTGATGTGCCGTACCCGTACTGAGTTTGAGCAATACCGCCAGCCGAACGCATCTGCGCCTCTGTCATAGTATTTGCGCCAGCAAAGAGCTTAGGAGACTTCTCTAGTTGGTCTGCTACTGCTTTGGCAAAGCGATCAAATATGCCCACATTGTCTCCTTATTAGCGAACCCAACACATACCTACATCGGCGGTTGGTCTTAGTTCATTTCTTTTCCAGCCATCAGTTTCCCAAGCCTTAGCGTGTGCATCTCGCCAAGCCCATAAATCTTGATCTATGTCGTACCACTTGTCAGGCTGATCTAAGTGGGGTTCTATAAACTGCGGTGCTACTTCTGTATAGCCAAGAGCTGCTAAGTAGTGTAACTGCTTTTGGTGTTCGTCTAGCGTTTCCTGAGTCCACTCAAAGGCAAGCATCTTGTATTTGCAAATCATCCCGTTAAACACCGACCACTCAGCGCCTTCAACATCTATCTTGATGAGATCAGGCTCGCCGTATATCTTGGCGAGGGTATCTATCGTGATCGTATTGGCGTGAATAGTTCTAAATGGCTTGCCGTTGTACGGCATATCTGGGGAAGTCAGCCAATCCTTGTTTAAGGTGCTTAGCCCATCTTCTGCTGCCTCGTAGAACTCCACGCGCTCGTTATCTTTATCAGATGCGGCGAACTTGAGTGGGGTAACGCGAGGGTTGTAGATAAAGTTCTTGACTAGCTCTGCATAAATCCGTGAAGGTTCTAGGGCTATTACATCGTAGCCGAGAGCGAGCGCAACAACCGTAGCATCGCCACGATTAGCGCCAATATCAAAGAATAACGGCAAGGTTTGCCTCTATCGCTTGGCGGTACTCATCGCTGATCTCCATAGAAAGCAACTCATTGAAGATTCTGATGGATTCATCTCTGCGACCTAGCCACCAACCTGCAACGGCTTCTTCAAAATCTAAGGCGTACTCCACATAGCCAACATCTGTCGGGAGTGGGTTATATCCAAAATCATCGCCTGAAACATTCTGACCAATGCGAGCATAAACCCAAGCCTCGCGCCAGTTACCTTGGCGTTCGTGGAACTGCGACAAGAGGAAGAATCCTTCTGGACGATCAGGGTCGTATCCGATTGCTTGCATAAGGCAATTAGCAACTGTTGTTAGGCGGTCTGTCTGCTCGTTAAAGCATTTGGCAAGTTTAAGTAGCGAGGTATAAACATAAACATCGCCCCACTCTTTGCCATACTCGGCGGTGCGTAGATAGAAAGAAACTGCGCTCGCTATCTGATCTGCCTTCTCGTACTCAACCGCAACCTCAAAGTTTAACTGTGGGTTGAAGGGGTCTTTAGATAGTGCATAAATAAGTTCATCAAGCATCAAGCGCCTCCGCTATTAGATCCTCAATAATAACGCGTGGTGTGCGTAACACAAATGCAGCATTGTCGGCAACGGCAAAACTAACAAGCAGATCGCCCTCATACTCGGCTATACCCACGCAGAACTCGATCCTAAAGTCTAGGAACGAGAACTCTTTAGATAGGCCGACAAGGTTTAACTGATCGTCATATACGCAGAGCCTATGGCGGTATATGCCATCCTTCTGATTGAGGTAGTTCTTAAAGAGATCAACTTCGTGGGTTATAGAGATATAGCAGTTGCCCCATCGGATGAGCTGAGAGCCGCCTCGCTGATCTTTAGCGGGTTGGATTCCTTGGCGAACGCTAACCTGCTTAGTCTGCGTACCGTCATACTCGACAACCTCAACAGGGCTAGACCACTTGACGAAGTTAAACGGGCGATCAAGTACCGGCATCCAGTTCTTCTCGCAATACGAGGCATCGGGCGCAGGTGCGGGGATACGCTTGCGGTCAATCTCGCGCGCAGTCCAGTTGGTCTTATCTAGCGCGATCTTGGTAAGTTCCATACGACCCACGCCGTTAGTAGTGGTATCGCGCCGAACGCCTATGAGGTAATAGTCATCCCAATAGACAAGGCGAGCATCTTCTAAACCGACAAACTCCCAAATAGGCTGATGTAGCTCTAGCATCTCGACCTTGGTGCAATCGGTCATTACTAGGTCGCTATTAAGGCGTACTAGGTAATTCTCGGTGACTAGGCGCTGATCCTTCTCGGGGTGCAGATAGGCAAGCGGCCCCCATCGTGAGGGGAACTGTTGCTTATTCTCTGAGTGGTAAAGAATGTAATTGACTACCCGGACATTAACGAGGATATCGCCGTCAGAATCAATAAATACCGAGGGGTTCATTCCCCCAAAGGTATGAGGTATTGCTATGGGTGCTAACTTGCCCCCATGTCCAACCGCCTTTTGGACTAAATTCATAAGGTGATACTACTTGGAAAGCGCGGCAATTTCCTCTGCGGTAAGTCCAAGAGCAGCAAGTTTAGCCTGTGCAGATGCCTTAGCGGCGTTAGCAGCGGCAATCTCAGCCTCACGCGCTTGACGATCAGCCTCAGCCTGAGCAGCCATAGCATCACGCTCTGCAATTTCCTCTGGAGTAAGTTCAAACTCCACGACTGCTCCTGTTGAGCAATCTACTACTAACTTTGTATCAGCCATTTGTTACTTCTCCTTGAATTGTTGGGGCGATAAATGTGTCTGTTGCCGCATCGTAAGTATCGCCAATTCCAGCGTACTTTCCGCGAATACTGCCTGTGTAACTTGTCTGCACCCAAGTACCGCCGAGATTCTTCTCGCACCATTCTTGGGTATGGGCAACAATTACTCGCGCAACTTTACCCTCAATTATTTCTGCAAAATGAGCCATTAAACTGCATACCTCACAATTACTATGCCTGAACCGCCCGCGCCATTATATCCGCCAGAACCACCGCCACCACCGCCACCGCCGCCAGTATTTGCTGCGCCATTTCCAGCATTGGCTTGCGTTGGAAAACTGAATTTGTCGTATGTGCTTCCAAATCCGCCGCCACCATTACCACCCGCGTAAGTTGAAGGGCTGCTTGTAACATAACCTCCGCCAGATCCTCCACCTGCATAGTAATAAGTTCCGCTTACATTTTGTCCGGTTGATGTTGCTGCACCCCAAGAAGAATAAGCAGATGAACCAACACCGCCTGTTCCCGGAGTAATGCCGCTTGCATCTCCTCCTACGCCGCCAGCGCCACCGCCACCACCGCCAGTTCCAAATGATCCGTTAGTGCCGCCTTTACCACCAGCATTGCCTTGTCCTGATGTTCCTGCTCCACCATTTCCAACAGTTGTGCCGTTATCATTACCAGCACCGCCGCCGCCTGAACCACCTGATCCACCAGCACCATTTTTCCAAGTGCCTGATGTACCACCACCAACAGATGCCGTCAATGATCCAAATTGTGAATTAGAACCTTGGCTATTTGAAGCCCCAGAACCGGGCGCACCTGCGCCGATTGTTACTGTTTTTGAAACTCCCGAACTAAGAATTTGAGAAGAAAAATATTGCAATCCTCCTGCGCCAGCACCTGCTGCAGCATTAGAACCTCCGCCACCACCACCCGCAATAACCAAAATATCACAAGACAAACTTGCTGCTGGAATAAATGTTCCTGATGATAGGAAAGCGTGATACCAGTAAGTGCCATCAGTTTCAATAATATCTCCACCCAAAGCTTTTGGAGCCTTGGTAGGGATAGTGCCTACGGCTGATACGCCGTATAGGGAGAAGGTTGAGTATTGAGCAAATGGTGAAGTAATTGGCGTTAAAGTAATTGAGGTTATAGCCGAAGTTGCCGACCATAGCCCTGCTCGTAATCCCAGAGCATTTCCACTTGTTGAATTGCTTTCATTTACATTGTCAATAGAAAGCGATTTGTAATTGCTTGAAGTGTAGTTAGGAATATAAACTTCATCATTATCAAAAATAGAAGTACTAACAGAAGTGCCATTAGTAACTCCCATTTGTATTGCGCTTGAACTAGAACCTGAATATGGAGTTGAGCCATAGGCTCCTAAGTATTTTGCAGAAAGGTTTGTTGTAACTCCGTTA